GCTTGGTTATTAATTTAAAGTTATTTTTGTACTTGTAATGTTTTGGCAAAATCTAAAAATTTGGCTTGCTTTTTTGCCACTTCTGCAAGCCACAAGACGTTAGCAAACAGTTTTAGAAAACTTCGTTGCTTCGATGATATATTCTTCCAAAATTGATTGAGTTTTTGAAATATGGTATCTATCATTCCATTTAAAGCAATCAACTGTTTTTTCTTCTCCTTGAAATTTACATCTTACTTTATATTGATTTTCCTTGTTAAATCGAGCGTTAAATAACAAACAATCTTCATTTCTATTTTGAAGTCCATGTTCCATTCCGTAAGATCTATTTACCCAATCAAACAATCTTTCACGTTCATTTTCTGTCAAAGTATGATAATGTTTATTTATAACATTTTCCCAAAACATAGCTCTTGCAATTGGGCGTGGAGGAATACACGCTTCGACTAAAAAACTGAACTCAAAAAAATCAATATTAAACCGATTTGCTAACATCGGTTTTGACTTATTGCCACATTCGGCTGAATTTAAAGGTTGTTTTGTACTTTCTGACATTTGTGTTTAATTTAAAATTAATCTTGTTTATTCGGCAACTTCGCCAAGCCCGAACCCGTTCACTTGTAATTGAAGAATAAAATCAGAGACATTCATGTTATTTTCTCGATGTAAACAAGTTTGGAATTTCGACAACAAAGGCGTCAACAACTTCGATGGACTTAGTCTGTTGTTCAAGTCTTTTGGATAATTCATTTTGCTTTCCAGTATAATATGACCGTAATATTTTTTTATCTTCATCATTAATAATTTTATTTTCAATCAAATACAGCATTTGTTTTTCTAGCTGTTCTATTTTTTTAATTATTATCTCTTAATGTTTCTTTCATTTCGTTTTCAAATTAAATTTAGTGCCGATAATCAGACCAGCCACTAAAAGCGGTTTGGTGCTATTATTTTGCCTATTAAATTTATCTAAAACTTGAAATATCTGTATTATATCAAGGTTAAGTTTTCATTTGGCCAAGGACAATCCACGTTAAACCATTCTTTTAAAAATTCTCGTATTTCAAAATAATAAACTTCCTGCTCGGTCGTTGTGTTTTCAGTTGTGCTTTTTGGAACTTTTATAATTTCGCTTGTTTCTGTGTTTAACATTTACACACAAAGTTATCATTGTAATCTATTTCGATTCCGAATGTTTTGCCGTCTTCATAAATGAAAGTATATATCCAATGCCATTTTTCAACTCTGTTAATCCATTTTGATGGCTTGGTTGATACTTTACCTAATCCAGATAGTCTAAACGAGTTGCCAATGCTTCCAACCTGGCCCCGGAAATCTATGTATATTTTTCCGTTATTCGGTAAATTTATGTAGTTCATATAAAATCAGTATTAAAATCAGTCCATACTTTAACCGTTATACCGTGCTCTTTTAACTCTTCAATTCTAACTTTTTGCAGTTCCGATAATTTTCCTAAAGGTCTCTTGACCTCGATATACATTGTTTCACCTTTGCGATGACAAAGTAAATCAGGATAACCACTTACTGAAAGTTTAATAATTTTTAGACAAAGCCAACCTTCTTTGCGTAGGCTGTTTATTATTTTTGTTTGGATCTGCTGTTCTGTTTTCATGCTGACCATCTTAAATTGTTTTTAATCCTAGATACTTGTGTTTGAGAAATATTGTATATTTTTGAAATTTCTCTTTGAGTTATATTCATTTTTCTTATTTGTAAAACTTCATCCTCGGTTAATTTAACCATATTATGGTTAACTCCCTTTAATGGTTTTTTAAGTCCTAGTTTTATAGCGTGGATATTGTTTTCTCTTACAGTACACCACTCCAAATTCGTAACATTGTTGTTTTGTTTATTCCCATCAATGTGATTTACACAAGGTTTTTTTAATGTATTATCTATAAAAGAACTACAAACTAATCTATGAATTTGCTTATTCAAGCGGATACCTTTTCGTGTTAATATAGTTCTAAAATACCCATCTTTATCTTTTGCAGGATTTAATATTTTAGTTTGATAGTCTCTATATCTTCTAAATTTAAGGTGAACTTTTAATCTTCCTAAATTAGAAATTTCATAATTTTCAAATTCTTCAATTTTTTTCCAAACTTCCATATAATCAAAAACCAACACATCAAAAGGTCGTAGTCTTTATCAGTGTTGGAATTTTATAATATTATTATTTCGGCTACGACTCCGTTAAAACAAATATACAAATAATTATTTAATATCAAAGTCTTTTTTAAAAATTGAACTTGTATAATCTTTTTTATTTTGAACAGTTTGATATATGCGCTCTTCAATCCCTCGCTTTGAAAAAATCCAAAATATTGTATTCTCTTTTCTATCCATCGTAGTCATTCTGTCTCTGCTTTGCCAAAAAGTAACCGCAGAGAAAGCAATGTTAAACATAATTAAATGGTCAGCTTTTTTTAAACTAATTCCTTCCCTGCCACTTTGATACTGCAACGCGATCCACTTATCTGAATTGTTAAACTCTTCTAAATCGGTGGTTAATTTGTTTCCAAAAGTATTTTGCAACATTTTTAATTCAGCAACAAAATTGTAATAAATAGCTATTTTATAACCATCAAATTTCTCTTTTATAAACTGCGCCTTACTATCGTCAATTATTTGAATCGATCCGTCCTCGTGCTTAATTGTACCGCTAAATAACTGATGCGTTTTTTGTTGCAATTTCACACCTGTATCGGCTATAATTGTCTTGCCGGTAGTCGATGATTTTACTACTAAATCCTTGTGTAGTTTCTTTATTATTGCATACGTTATCGGTTTCATTTCAACTTCTAAAACCATCTCATTAACAGTTGTTGTAAACCCAGCTTGTTCTTGGGTATACGTTAAAATATGATGCCTTATCAAATGCCAAAAGTCTTTTTTTCTTGCATCGGAATAGTCATTGACTTTTGCATAGCCTACATTTTTTATCACGACGTTAACATAGTCTTTTGCCCATTTATAAAAATTAGCGTGTTTAAATGGGCTATGATTTGATAAATTAAATATATGGTAAAATTGAGAAAAACTCTCAGGAGTTGGTGTTCCTGATAGCATTATCATAGGTATATTTCCAAATCTTTGTTTTATATCTTTGTGAAATTTAGACGGCTTAGGGAAACTTGAATACCCGTGAATTTCATCTACTACTACAACATCAAAATCATTACTTTCAATTTTATGCAGACTTTCACGATTAATAATTGTTAGGTTAAATCTGTAATCCATTTGATCGTAGTCCCACTGAATAGAACTAAACGCCTTTATTTTTGTTATAAATAATACTTGTTTAGCGTTCACATTTTCGCAAGTTTGCAAAGCTGTTAAAGTTTTGCCAGTTCGCACTTCCATAAAAAGACAAACTATTTTTTTTACTTTTAATGTTTCCGAAGCATCTTTCGATAAGGTTTTTTGGTAGGGTCTTAGTTCCATGTAAAAAATGATTTTTTAAACTTACAAAGTAAGACATCGTTGTGTTTTTTGTCATCCCACCCTATAAAATCTAAAACAAAACGTTTTGAAATTGGTAAAATGGTAGGTAAAATGTATCTACTGTCATTTTTTTTGTTAATCCAAAATCTAATTTGATTTAGCTCATAAGGTGACAAGGTGAAATCTCCTTCAAAGTCAATTGTTATTTTTTTACCGTTTAATTCTTTTCTAAATGTTGGGTTTAAATTTGCCATAATTAAAATGCTATTTCGTCGTTATTATCTTCTTTTTGTTCAAATCCTGATACACTAAATTTTCTTATCCCACCGTTGGTTGTGTCCTCTCGCTTCCATTTCTTAAAATCAAAATACATTCCCAACCAGCGACCAAACCAGCTTACATTCATATTTCTAGGAAGTTCTCTCGATCCATCGTTATAAGATTGTAAAATTTCCTTTGTTGCGTAGAAATGGTCTGTTTTCCAAAAAAATTCATTTTCACAAAAATCGTAAAAATCCTCGCATGTGTTAGCAATCATTTTTTTAGTTTTACCTGTTTTTAATTCTGATACAATCAAGCCGTTTTTAAAATACTTTTGTATATTTCCAATCATATACGTAAAAAATATATTCCATTCTTGATCGTTCCATTGCGTAAAAAATAATTTTCCAAATTCATTTATTGGTTTATAGGTTTTTGAATAATGTCTAAATAGTTCTATTTCTACTTTTCTTGCATCGTGAGAATCCCCAACACCTGATAAAATATAATTTGAAGTAAAAAGTATTTTTGGGCTTTTTGAAAATGGTATTTCAATCGGTTGTAAATTCTTTTTATTCAAAGTTAGATTTCCTGTAATGATTGAAAATAAAGTTTCAAATTTAAAAGAACGCTCCATATCATCGAAACAAATGATGTTATCATCCAAATTAATTGTTTGATATGGAAACTGACCTTTATTGTTGAACTCTTTACCATTTAAAGTAACAAGTTTTCTACAGTTCCCTAGTGCTTTTGATATTAAAGTCTTTCCAGTACGACCGCTGGGGTTATCATTTAAAGTTTCATCATAGAAAATAATAGCTAAACCTTCGTCTTGTTTTTTGTAATTATTTAAAAGATAGCCGATTGCGCATTCAACAATTGCTTTTCTTTTTTCGTCTTTATTTGAAACATTATTTATAAAAGTTTCAAAATCGGATGTTGCTTTGCTTTCATTAAAATAATTTGGTATTATGTTTTTTTGCCACACAAAGCCGCCTATATTAATATAGTCTATCATCTCTATTTTATCAATAGTTATTTTTGCAACACCATTTAAAAAGAAAAGATAAGAAGTATTTTCGTCATCTCTAATCATTGATAAATTTTTTGTTGCAAGTTGATTTAAATAACTTTCGGTAAATTTAGCTGTAGATTTTGCAAAGAAATTATAAACGTGCATATCAATTTCCAAAACATGATTTAAAACAAAGTCTTTTATATTTGTTTCGTTCACCTCGTTAATTATATTATTGTAAACCTTGACAAATGTAAATTCCTGCTCGTTCAATTGCACTTTGTAAAATCCTCTATTTTCTAAAAATAATTTAAATTTATAATCATTCAACGAAAGTTTCCCATTTTTATCGGTGTCCCAAAATATTAAAAAGTCATCTTCAAAATCAAAATCAATAATATTTTCAATTTCGTCATCCGAAACGCCTTCTTTTCTAAATTCTTTTTTTGCCTTTTGAACGCCTTTTTTCAACAAGTCCTGAGCCTCTCTTATTTTATTGTCGTCGACTAAAGTTAAGGTGTCAAATTCCTGTGTATTTTTGTACGCACTTTTTATAATACTTTCTATTTCGTCATCTTTTAACCCAGCGGAATAAAAACTTTTGAAAAGACCTAATGCTTCAGCACTATTTAAACCAGCCTTATTTAAACCGCAAGCCAACTTAAAAAGATTGCTATTTCTTTCTCCAGCGTTTAAAGTAAACTTTTTGTTAAACCATTTTAAAATTACATCAACTTTTTTGTTAGTGTCCGTAATTGTAAAATGTTTTGGGTATGTATTGTTTCTTGTGACTTCGCTATATTCCTTTTTTAAGATCCAAACCTTTGACTTTTCATTTATAAATAAATCTGGATCATAAGTTTCATAGCAAACCCTTGAAACATCTTTTGTTTTTGTATCTAAAAAAGAATCAAAAGTTTCGCAAATTGCCTCGTAATATTTTTTATGATTTTCTATTTCATTTGGAATTTTTACAATAGCTTTAACACCGTTCCCAGAAGGGCTTATAAACGCTGAATAAATATATTCATTATCTTGCAAAGAATCTCGTAAACAAACCGCATCTTCAAAACTTGGCAAATCGTCAAAATCTAAACAAGCAAACCCTGAATGCTTTATTATATTTTTTGCTGCACGCCTTGAAAATTCACCGCTGAAACAAATTGATTTTAATTTTGCTTTAAAATCATTTCTCTCCGTCTTTTCTTTAGTTGATCTTATCTTTTCAATTTGTGATTTATTGTGTCCATCTTTAAAAGAATTTAGGACTTCATTAATTTCTTTGTAGAATGGATTTTCTACATCTGTAATTTTAGAGAAAATTGTAACCATATTTTATAAATAAAAAAACCTTTGATTTTCACGCTCTCACACGTTACTCACCAAAGGTTACATTTTAGTATATTTTTTGTGAGAGTTTTTAAAAAACAAATATAAACTTTTTTTTTGTTGTAAACTACAAAAAAAGTAAAAAAAAGTAAAACAGCAAGAAAACAGACCCTTATGTATCTTGGTAGCCATTGTATAATATAGCGTTTATACTCTAAAAACAGCAAAACAGCATTATTTCAATATCCGAACCAAAAAATATTTTTTTAATTTTTTATATTTATATATAAAGGAATAGCCGTTTTAGTGTAGTTTGCCGTTTTAGTGTAAAACAAAAAAAACCACCCGTTAAGGTGGTTCTAAAACAAAACAATTAACTAACCTAAAACTCTAAATCATCCTCGTCAACTACTTCAATGTTATCTATTGTAACCTTGTTTAAATACGTTTTAAGGTACGATTCCAATACATTAAACGCTTCATCGGCTTGCTCGCTTTCAACGTCGGAAATAGACTTTAAAAACATAAAATCAGGCGTATTAAATTTAACCGCTCCTTTTTTACCTTCTTTAGCCGTTGCTACCTGTACCCATTCATCCGATAGTCGTGTTCTAGTCTTTTGAGTAAATTCGCCATACATTTGAACGGCTGACCCTTTTAATTGCAAATTTGCAAGGCTTCCATCCTCTAGCATAATGTAAACGGATTTAGTGTAATGACCTCCAGCGGTGACAATTTTTTCCTTGATGTCCTTATAAAATCCTTTTGCTATTTCACCACCTTTGAATGACCTAACAGTCATCACTTCTTTTGAAATAAATTTAACCTCGTTTGAATAAATTGAGGAACTGCTTGGATCGTTCCAACCTTTAACGGTGTGAAGTTCGTCTAGTACAAGAAATTTAAAAGGCAAAGGAATTGCGACATTTTCTTTAAGTTCCTTGTCATAAAAAGAAAAGTTCTTGTCGTTTGATTTCCAGTCGATAAACTTAGTTGCTGGATTCGCCTGTGGAGTTTGAAAGGCTTGCTTTCTGTTTGAAGTACTCATAATATTTATTTTTTATGGGAAGAAATTATGATGCTCGACCCGTGCATCTGTTATTATGATTTTATAAAGATAGTTAAAATTTTATTGTTATTAAAGTTTTTCGATTTCTAATTTTGCCCAATTTTTAAAAGCCTGAAATTTATTTGCAATATCTAACGTGGTTTCGTTAGCTGTTTTTGGTAAAGGAATATCAAAATTTTCAACCCAATTTGTCAATTGACTTTTAATAGGTGCTTTGGCTAATTTATCAGCTTCCAATTTGTCAGATTTGATTTTTGCAATACGGGAGTTTTCTGCTTTTAATTCAGCATCTTTTTTAGCTTGTAATTCCGCTTCTACTTTTGCTCTAGCGTCCGATGCTTCTTTTAAAAGTCGATTAGTTTCAGCATCTTTTACCGCTTGTGCTTTGGCTAATTTATCAGCTTCCAATTTATAAAGCCTTTCACGCTCTACTCTTTCGGCTTCAATTTTCTTTGCGGTTGCATCGGCTTCGGCTTTTAGTTTTACGTTTTCGATGCGTTGCGCTTCTATCTTTTCGGCTTCTAACTTTCGCTCGTTAGCTATTTTTTCATCCTCTATCCTTTCAGCTTCTAACCTTTGCTCGTGCTTTACTTTTTTACCAAAAACAAAGTCATCAAAATCTTCATCTGAAAATTCTTTAAAATCCATTTGTTCCGCATTTTCAACCCAAGGTGAAATTTTAGAAATACGCAAATCGTTTAATTTTTTTGCTTTTTCTGCCTCTTGACGTTCAAAGAATTTTTCCGCATCCATCAACTTCAATTCCATTTCTTGACCTGCTAAAATTTCTTTGTTTTTAATAACATCAACAAAACGACCGCCAGCCAAATAGAATGCTTTATTTTCTTTGTGCCATTTTTCAATTGAAGTTCTGTTTTTTACCAATTTTAACCTCAATTCTTTAAATATTGGCAAGTTTTCACTATTCACTTCCAACTCAATAACATCAATGTAAGCATTTGTAAGTACTTCCCTCTCGGCAAAAGTCACACTTAATCCTGACACCATACCTTGTGCTTTCGCTTCTTCAATTCCAAATAAACTAGGGTTTAATTCGCCTGTAAATTCCAACGGGACAATTTCGCCTCTTTCTTGGGGTTCATCCCACATTAGCTCACCTGCAATTTCTCTTAATTCTCTACCTTTTCCCATAATGTTAATATTTTTTGTTTAAGTTACTTATTAATTTGTTTAAATGTTTTACAAAGATAGAAATCTTTTAGTTAAGAATGAATATAAATAACACAAAAGTTGTTTTTAATACTATTAATATATATCTTTGTAAAAGAATTATAACTTTAAAAAATAAATTATATGAAATTAGAACAAGACATTTATGCTTTTTTAGTCTACAAATGTGGCAACGCCAAGAATGTTAAAGGAATTAGTCAAACTCAGTTGACAAATTTAAAACAAGGCAAGTCTGGGATTTCAACAAAGAAATTAGCAGCCGTTTTAAAAGAAAATGATCTTTCGGGAATACTTATACTGAAGAGTATCGATGCGAGCAACACGGTAACGCTTAAGCTATTTTAACGTTTTGCCTGTTGGGCAAATGCTTTCGGGCATTTTGCCCAACTAATCGCTTTGCGCTACAAATACAAATGTTATTAAGTTCAACACACAGCCACGGCTGTACTTAACCACCTTCCCAAAATCAACTTTATTACCTTTTTATATTAAATATCACAAACGCACCGCCTAAATAAAATCTTTCATCTGTATCAATTCCAAAACTTATTTGATTGCCAGATTTGAACTGAACAATGATTGATCTTTTTGCGTTGATGTTGTCAAATGTTTGCGTCATTCCAAATTCTGCACCCGTAAGCAAGCGAAAAACTGTTTCTTTTTGCTTTGGCAATTTGCGTTCTTTGATTGTGTATTTCAATCCTACTGTTTGGACTTCGCCGCGCACCAATCCTTTTACCGAAGCCGTTATAAAACAAGCATACAAACTGAATTTATCTGCTTCTTGCAGTTGCTTACTGCTTGAAATACTCTGATTGAAATATACCAACTGTCTGTGATACATTAAATCTCCATTTTCGGACCTGTTGGCAAGGTTGTAGTTTTTAATAAATTTCTCCTTAACCATTTCTAATTATGCAATCTTGGTTGGTGCAGTATTTTGGATTAATTCTAATGTTACATTTTTGCTCATTATTTTAAATTTTGATTGTTATTTTTAAATTTTGATACTATTATTTCACATTGCAAAGCAATTGTGTACATTTTTTTCAATGTAGGAGGTAATTCGGTGTACTTTTCAAGTTTACCATTAATATCAGCCATCCAGAATCCGTTGATTAATTTTACTGAAAAATCCATAGTTTACTGTTGTTTTAAAATTGGTTGAAAATGGCAATCGTAGTTTTTGATTTCAATTTTAGAAGGATTAATATCCGTTACTATCTTTAGCAATCTCACATTGTTATTCAAATGGAATAAAAGTGCTGTGGTTTTTATTTGAATTACTTTCATGTTAATAAAAATTTGAACGTTGAACACCGAAATGATTGTAATAGTCAGTGATAGCTTCTGTAAATTGTTCCACTTCTCTATAAGGTGTTTCATTTAGTTTTTCAAACATTAATTTCAATTGCTCATCTGTTGGAACTATTGTAAACCAAACTCCACTTTGATTTACATTGAACTCTTCAACCTCATTGCTTCCATCTTCTTGCTGGGTAAATCGAATTGAAATACTTTCGGTTTCAAAAGTATAAGACCATGAAGTGTCGGATAGATATTCTAATTTTGAACTTTTAATGAACTGATTTATTAGAATATTGATAAATTTGTTTACTTTTGTCATGTTATGTTTATTAGTGCCTTACTCGGCGTTATTAAATTTTGATTGTAAAACCACTCTTGCTCGGGTGGTTTTTTTATTTATTTTGCTTTACGCACCACCATAAAAAAGAAAGTGTTACGATCGATCCTATTATAATTCCTATTATTAAAATCACTAAAATTGCTTTCATTTTTAGTTATTTGAAACTGATTTAATTAATTCCTGTGATTCAATTTTTTTATTAATCTCATCTAAAACTAATTGTTGATGTTGCTCTGGAATACTCCAAAAGGCACTAACCCAATGATTTCTTATTGTTCTTGGAGAGTTTCCTATTTTTTGGGATAACTCAATTAAAAAGTCGGTTTTTCTGTTAATCGCTTGATACTGAATTTTAATTTTTTCAATCAATGTTTTTTCTTCGTTTGTCTGATTATTCATTTCGTTTATCAATTTTATTAGTAATAATAAACCACTTTATGTTTTTGTTTATATATTTGCGTGGTGTGGTGGTACAAATATAATGTAACATAATGTTACACGCAAGTATTTTGTAACATTATTTCTCATAAAATGTAACTTTTTTTATCAAAATATAATAATATATTGATTATTAGCGAAATAAATAGTATTCAAAAAAAGCGCCCATTTATGTATTTATATATTTTTTGAGTCATAATTTTCACATTTCTTTGGCTTTGTTTTTTATAAAAAAAAATAAATCTTTATAATTTTTTTCGTTGAAATTGTGAGTTTTGTTTTTTTCACTTTTTTTATGCCTGAAAACATCAACTGTTATATTCATTGCTTCTGATGCTTTTGATGGCGTCATTCCGAAATAATCCATAAGGTGTGTAATTTTATCTTTTGGTGTCATAAATTAGTTTTTATCAAAGGAATTACTAGCTATATTGTTGTAAAAATCTTTTGCTTTTTGAACAAAGTCCATTTGTAAAATATCGTTTGGATTTTCTATTTCATCGTATAAATCTAAAACTACAAATCGAACAGGTGTTACTTGTTTAACCCAAATTAAGCAAGCTGGGAACTCACGATGCAGAATATACAATTCATTTTCTTGTTCATCTGGACAGATTAAAAATTTTGTTAATTTTGGTTGTTTTTTCATATCTTTGTTTTGAATTTAATTGTAAAATTGAATTTCGTTTCTACAAAACTTAAAGCGACTTCTTCGAGAGGTCGCTTTTTTTTATAATGATCGAATAATAGTATAAATTTCATTCCATTTTAAAAACCTAAAATCGTTTTTAGAAACTTTTTGTATTAAAGAATTAGCCTTTATTTGCCAACTATCTTTATCGTTTTTTTCTTTTAATTCATTCAATTCTTTAAGCGAATTATTAACCATTTCTTTGTTTTCAGAAATAAAAAATAAAATATCTTCTTTCGCCAATGGTTTGCTTTCGTTGAAAATTCTTGTTTTTTCTTCTTGTTGTGCCAAATAAATACCTCGAATAGTTTCTTGTATTTTGAAATATCTCTTAATTACTTTTAAATCCTTATTGTGTAAATCTGCTAAATCTTCAAATAAATCTACTTTTTTAGTAAAAAATCTTGGCGCATCACAACTCTCTGAAACATTGCTTTCCCACTGCATAAATAGATTCTCAGTGGCTTCTCTTTTGTTTTTAAAAGTTGCAAAAATTTTATTATTATTCCCACGAAATCCCCAAGTCATAAGAGAATTACCTTCAACATATAATCTCGGCGCAATACCTCTTGGCGTGGTGGTTTCATCGCTTCCGTATTCTTGCAAATAATCACGATAAGTAATTTGTTCAACTTCACCTTTAAAGTTTAAAAAATAACCATTTTGACTTAATTTGTAGTTTAAATTTTTCATAATGTTTGTTAGCTGTTTTTCTCGGTTGCCTCATCCGTAAATAATTATTTAATTGTATTTTCTATTTCTAAAACTTCTTGTTTTGTTATGAATTTAGATAAAGTTTTAACTGTTGTAATATTAAAGTTAATGGCTAAAAAATTCATATCGTAAATGCAATCATTCATTTTATTTTGATTAAAATTTCTTAAATGTGATAAGTATGCAAAAGCTTTTAATTCAAATAAAGATTGAGCTGATGCAATTGAATTACCTTTTTCTAATTTGTAAATTGCTTCCGCAAAATTAGAGCCGTTTCCGTTCATATAATCAACGTTATTATCTTGGTCAAAGATGAACTGGTTAAAGTTGTTTTCATCAAAAATTAAATAATCTACATCATCAGTATGACGACTAGAACCTAATTCTCTTAAAGCTTGACCACCGATTAATATTTTTTCTGAATAATTCATAATGATTGTTATTTCATTTCTACACTACAAATATACGTCATAATTATATGACGTGCAAATTAAAATCAATTTATTTTAAAATTTTAACATTTGGCATAAAAAAAACCGTGCTATTTCTAACACGGCTTTCTCCCCAATCTATAAAACAAAACAAATCTATTTTTTAATCGAAAAAACTTCTATTGTGTAACCTACATAAAAACGCTCATTCGTATCGATGCCTACATGAATGATGCTTCCTTTTTTGTTTTGAAAACCTATGTTTGCTTTAGCGCTAAAATCATTCAGTTCTTTTGTGTTGCCAACTTCTACACCAGCCAACAATGAAAACTTCTTTTCTGGAACTTTTATTTTTTGCTCTTTAATAGTGTAGTCTAATTTTAATCTTTGCACTTCATTTTTAAAAACTATCCCAGAAACATCTGCTTTAAGATTTTGATCATCAAAATTTTGCTTAAATTCTTTTACTGTAGCATAATCTTTAATAATGGCTTTTATACTATCATTTTCAAAAGCCAAGTTATTAGCAAAATTAACCAAATGCTCTATTTCATTTGTCATTTCTGAAATTTCTTGCTGTGTAAAATTGTATTCTTTTTTAAGTTTGTCAATTTCTGACTTGTCAACTTTACCCTTGACAATTTTTGTCAAAACTATAGTGTCATGAACTGGCTTTACTGCTTCAAATTTTCCTTTGACTTTAGGAATAGTTATTGTAGCTGGTTCCGAATTATTGCAGCCTTTAAACCAAAGCAAAATAACTACTGCAAGAACATATCCGCTAATGGTGGTCAATAAATTTTTCATTTTTATATTTTTGGGTAAGTAATTCCGTTTACATCTTTGATGACAATACCATTATTAACTCTTTGTTTCAAAACTTTCCAATCAAAACCGTAAGTCATTTCAAAATGTGGATTGTCTTTAAACGATTTCCAATCTCCGCCCCAAGTCCAACCTTTTGACTTGAAATAATCTACAATTTCCATCCAATCGGCTTTACTATCTTTGTCAAAATCTCTAATCATTGACCAGCTCGCTTCTTCAAAAGTTCCATTTCCATCGTTATCATAAAGTAATACAATATCAAATGCCAATCCGTAATTATGAATTGATTGTCCACCACGAGCATTGGTTACTTTTGGTCGTTGGTTGAATAGTTTTTCCTGAAGCATGTTGCTTCTATAAACATGAGCAAATCGCAATCGTGAGCCTTTCCCTAAAAGATTGTTCGCTTCACGATATTGTGCCAAAAGCATATCACGCAGTTTTGGGTGCGCTTCTTTAATTCTTTCAATTGTAATATTGTCCATAATTTATTATTTGTCATTATATTTTTTATCAACTACTTTATTGGCGATGTTTGCTCCAGACAAGCCTATCACTAATAGCATAAATGCCTGAAAAACTTCCATTGCATTTCCGTTATCTTTTACCCCTAAACCATAACTCAATAACACGATCACGAACCCTAAAAGACAGCTAATAACAAATGAAACAAAAAAGGTCAACGCTTGTTTATCCCATTTGCCGTTCTTTTTTAAAGTGTCATCAATTATTTTCATAGACTTTCAAATTTTGATTTTAATCTATCAACTGAAATTTTTAAAATACTATTTTCACTGCTACTAAATGGCTCTGCGTTGTGCGTTGCCACCGAGCAGTAAAACAGTCTATCGTTATCGTTGTCTATTTTCGCACGTTTCAGAAAATAGACATTTGTAAAATTTATACCTTCGGTTTCATAAATTGACTTTAAATCAGACTCTTTCATTTTTGCCGTTTCAAAGTTCAAACTTTGCTGATACTCCACATTTTTGAGCATTTCTTTATAATGACTATCAAACTCAAATTTAATGTACTTTCCTGTCGCACCAATTGACAATGATATCTTATCGTTGTTCTTATGTTGTTCATAAATCGCTGTAGCAAAGCGCATATCTCTAATACCATTTGTAGCACTTAAAATTAAAAATCTATCGGCTTTTGTCTTGTAGAGGATATTTTCTACTACTTCTCTGATGTCGTTGAAGGTCTGTAAATCTAACTGTATCGACATTGATAAATCTTGAATTTCTTCGCTTAACTTTTTATTTATGCTTTTTAACTTCTCATTTTTTAATTGCTGATAAGGAATTAATATCGCTATTACTGCTACTAATATCGGTGACAATGATTTAAATAATTCTACCATCTTTATTTTCTAAGGTTTCTTGCACTTGTTTTTTTTTGGATTTAATTAAAATCTAAGACAACACTTACCGCATCTCTATAGTTGTATGTAACCATTGCATTTAGTAAGTATTTTTTATGAGATATTTTTGTTATTTTATAGAAATATAGATTGCCCGGTATTGGCACTACCTTTTCAAAGTAGGTAACCATATCGTGACTAAATATTATATTTGCTCCTCCAAATAATCCTGATGCTTGACCTCCCGCAGCATATCCACCACCCATAAAGAAATAATCGCTATCTAAGTGAAAATGATTTAATGACCTTGATAAATGTTCTTGCAAATGAAAACGCTCGTGTTTAGTCAAATCGGGAACATCTGCATATCTTACTTTAAAATAACCTAACTCACCAGCTTGCGCTATTGGGTCAGTTACACTTAAATCACTAGCGTAGTATAAA